GAGGTTTACGCAACGTCCGACGACCGGAGGGAGCGTCGTCGTCGTTGTCGTTGTCGGTGGGACGATGAGGTACGGAGATACGTCTACGGTTCGCGATGGGTTTATCTGGGGAGGTGTAACCGCGCAAGACATTAGAACGGACATTCCTCCATAGATAAGAAGAGCGGTCGCCATACGATCGCGAGCGTTCCGGTATCGGTCTCTCGAGTCTTGCCCGTCCCGGTCACGTATCCCAGCTCGACGAGTTCTTGCCGGCGTTTTGCCGTCGAGGATCGGAGTAGTCCGGTAGCGAGTGAGAGCTCGTAGTCGGTAGCTTCTCCTAGTTGTAAGAGTGTGTCCCAAATTAGCGTCCTTTGGTTAGGGCCGCGCCTACTAGCCGCTCTTGCGGCGAGGCGTGACGTTTCGGGGTCGGTGCTACGTACGAGTCTACTCGGATCGAACTCGTCTCGTAGGGGATCGAAGAGCGACGGGTGGGAGCTGTAGTCGGGGATCATTGGCCTAGATAGTGACGTCGGAAGGTATGTTTTTCTCCGCAATATGGGCAACGTCGCGGAAGGCTTGCGGACTTCCAAGAGATCCACGTCGCGCAATTCTGGCACTCGAACGTATGTCTCGGGTATGGATCGAAGAGTCGTCCGTCCGGTTTTCTTAGGTTGTCGTCGGTCATTGTGGAGGATCCTTTCGCCATAGTTCGGAGAAGTGTTCGTCGATCGACGGGTCGGGTTCTTGATCGAGAAGGCTCCAGAGTCCGAGGGCGACGAGCTTTACTAGGCAGTAGAGCAAGCCGAGGAAGAGTACGAACTGGATAAACGCGATTCCGGTAGTCATCGGATTATCTTTCCGCGGTGCGGTGGACTCCAGCTTAACGACCGGTCGAGGGTAGGTCGGAACGCGACCTCGACGTCTTCGCCGTCTACGCGAACGAGTAGATCGACGGGTTCTTCGATCGGTAGATACGAGTCCCGAGTTATTCGTTCGATCTTGTAGATAGTGTGCGAGGCTTCGATCGGATCGAGTGTCGGGGTTCGTTGTATTGACTCGAGAAGCGTTAAGAGTTGGAACGATACGCGTCCGAGTTCTTCGGAAAGTTTCTCAAGTTGATCGAGTTCGTTCTTTAGGAACGCGGCCTCGAGCTTAAGAATCTGTATATCGGTATAGAGGCTCTCTCCTTTTTCGTGGTTGCTCATCGTGTTAACTCGTTTCTTTTATGTCCGAAGATTCCGCGTAAGTGTGCGCGTTCCGAAGTTGAGATCGTTTTATCTTGCGCTATCTCTTGTCCGATACTGTTGAGATCTTGGAGCGAAGTCGCTCCCGTAATAAGATCCGCTAGTAATTGGCTTCGAGTATCCAGTACCGGCGGCGTACCGAGTTCCGTAATTGTTGCCGGTTTAGTTTGTTTAGAGCCGGCAATAGCTCGAGAAGTGTTTTCGTTTTGGCGTTGTTTTGCGCGTTGGACTTCTTCGAGGCTTGCTATTTGTGAGCCGGAGTAGAGGTAGATCGCGAGGGCTCTTCCGACGGCGGAGCTTTCGCATACTTCGAGGGCGGACGTTTTGTTTATTTGGTTCGCTCCGATGACTTCGTGAGCGTGTCCGGACGATACGGGGTTCGCGTCGTCGCGGTGACGGTAGACGTCTGCTCGGAAGATCCAGTAGTTCCCTTCGCCAGATACGAGGGTCGTTACGATTCTTCCGTCTGGGTGTTCTGTCCAGTATTGGGACAGTCTTTCGGCGACGGTTCTATAGTTCTCTAAGGCCACGGTATGCGGCTCCTTTCTCTCGACGTTTTCTACAGTAGCGAAGAATGTTCGTCGAGTGGTGGATCTTGTGTTATGTTCGATCTCGTCGAGAGTAGGACGATACGGGAGCGGTAACGCGTCGTATCCGATAGAGAGAACCTTCGGGTCGGGTCGTTCACGTGATAGAGCGCGTAGCCGTGAGAGCCGGCGTCGAACTACCCGGGGGACGATATAGAGCCGCTAGAGGGTGTCCGAGCTGGATCCGGAGCGAAGATCGGAAACGGTTTCGTCGTTAGCTAGTGGGATTCGAGCGTAAGTCGAACGGGTGGAGCCCGGGGGAACTCTGCTCGAAGTGTTATCGGGTGTCGGTATGTTTTCGGTATGTTTTAATCGTTGCCGGCTTAACAATGTTCGCCGACTCGACTCATTTAATTTGGGAGCAAGTCGCGAACGCGACGCGCTAGTTTGGTTTAACGATCTCGGGTAACGCTTGATCGAGCTCGTAATCGAGAACCGCTTTCGGGATACGGTCGCCGCACACTAGGCGGATATGCCACGGCTCGGACTGGAGTTCGTGCGAGAAGCCGTAAAGATGTTCGTTAGCGATGAGCCATTCGAGACGCGCTCCAGAGGCTTCCGATATGTCAACGGCGAGCCCGAGGTTATGGTTCGATGAGCCCGGGGCCGCCAAGTCGGCAAGGTTCGCGGCTTTCTTGTAGTACGTTTTACCGTCGAAGGTACGCGTTCCGAAAGTTGTCGGAGTGAGCGAGTATCGAGTATTAAACGCGGCGAGCTGGCTTTCGTAAGTTCTATAAGTGTCGGCTTCGGACGTCGGCTTAAAGTTTTTAAGGCCGCTCTTTAGTGCGGCGTCTCTCATCGCGGCCCAGCACCTCGCCGCGTTCCGATGAAGCTTTCCGTATGGTTTAATTTCGACAAGTAGACCCGGGTCAAGTCGGCCCGGTTTAACGTCTTTAAGATCTGCCGGGAGAACGAGCTTCTCGACTGGATAACCGGCTTTCGCTACCGGTTTCGTTGCCGCTTTTTTTACGGGTTTATTCATTGTCGGAAGACTTCGCTTTAACTCCGAACGCGGCGTCGATCTCCGCTTTTGTTAGTTGTCCGTCGATTGCGCTTGTCGCGAGTTTTTGGATTACTTGGAAAGTAGCGGCGAGTCCGCTTAGAGCGGCGCTTTTCCATAGCTCGAGCTCTGGGGCAATGATCGCGGAACCGCCGACGATCGCAAGAGCGGAAGATAAGAAGAGAGCGACTATACGTTGAGCGATTTCCTGGGCCTTTTTCATTCTTCGGGATCCTGTCTAATTGCTACGAGTGCTAGATAGGCCACTAGCGAGCCGACGGATATAAAGAAGCCTAGTCTCTGGGTATCTCCGGAGAGTGTGATAAGGGTTAACGCCGTCGCGGAAACGGTAAAGATTAACCCGATGGATTCGTTTAACCATTTCCGCATTGTTAACTACTGTCTTCGACTCGCGACGGGTAGCGGCAGAGCTAAGGATAGTCCAGCTACGGCGACAAGTGCGCGACGTACTGCGACAGTAACGCCGGGAGCGGAACCTTCCGGAACGTATTCGTCGAACGATCCGCCGAAGACGTTTATTTCTTCCTCGAAGGCCGCTTTTATTTCGTCGGGAACGGTGTTAAGTATTTCGACAAGTTCGGCGGCTTGACTATCGGAAAGATCGTCCGGGTTTAATGTGTCGAAGAGTTCGGTCGCTTGCTCGACGGATAGGTTCGCGACGACTTGCGGCTCCGTGAGAAGCGCGATCGACTGCTCGGACGTTATCGAATAATCGAGAAGCTCTTCGAGTAGTTCGACAATTTGGGCCGGCGTAGCGGACTCGAGTTCTTCGAGAACAGAGTCGAGAAGCTCATCGTTTAACGATGGATCGGAACCTTCTTCGGGCCGCGATTCTAAGGTAGTGGGAGGGAGTAACGGGGTTTCCGGTTCGGTATCTGGCGGAGCCGGCATAGTGTCCGGAGGTTCCGGAACGGTTTCGGGTGGGGCTTCGAGTGTGTCCGGTGGTAGAGCTTCGGTCGTTTCGGGTTCCGGCAATGTTTCTATCGGTTCGGGGATCGTTTCGGGAGGTTCGGAGACGGTAATCGGTGAAGCTGGGAGCGTAGTCGGTGGGGCCGGCATAGTTTCGGGAGGCTGGGGAAGTGTTGCCGGCGGTGGGGACGGTGCTTCGGTCGTCGTTGTAGTGCTCGAGGTCGTCGTAGTGGTGCTCGTCGAGGTAGAGCTCGACGTAGTGCTAGAACTCTGGGGAATTGTGGTCGTCTGGAGTGTTGTAGACGGCTCGGAGAGGGTCGTAGAGGGCTCTGGGAGCGTCGTCGTAGGTTCTTCGGTAGTAGTGGAAGGGTCTTCTTGGAATGGCTCTCTAGTGAACGCTTCGTCGGGGACGATCTCCCAGCCGTAGCCGTCGATATTCCACGCGAGCATATAGCACGATCCGCCGCCGTACTCGTAGAACCAACCGTCTAGCTCGTAGGTTCCGCCGGGGAAAGGCTCCGACGTAGGCACACTCCAAGAGCAACCTTTCGGATCCCAGTCGCCGAACTCGACTAGCCCGATCTTTACGGTCGCGCCGTCGTCGCCGGCAACCATAAACGAGATCGTCTCGTTCTCGGGGATCGTGATATAGCCGGCATAGTGAAGAAGAAAGAAGTCGTCCGGGCATTGTTGGAACGGTTCGCCTTCGTAGTTTCGGTTTATGTTGTTCTCGATCTCGTTTCCGCAAGTTGGGAACGCGTTATCGGATCGCGTCGGAGGGTGATCGTTTTCGTTCCACGTGTAGCCGTACGCGTTTAGTCCGTAGATCGGTTCGGCGTTTACCGTTGTCGACCATAACGCGAAGAGTCCGGTCGGTAAGAAGACGAATAAGCGTCCTAGACGCCGCATATCTAACCGAAGAGCGCGGCGGCTTCTTCTGCCGATAGGCCCAATTTAGCTAGAACCGCGTTACGTGCCGAGGCTCGTTCGGCTTGTGCGGCGGCTTGTGCTTCGCGGTGTTCTTGTACGTCTTTCGCCCATTGTGCGTAGTAAACAATTTCGTCTTCGGTTGCTTCGCGTTGTGTTCCGTTGTCGTTAATTAGCATTGTTACACCGTCTTGCTGTAGCCGTACACGGTGTACGAACCCGTGATAGTTCCTGATGATGGGTAAACGGTAAATCCGTCGTATTGGGTGGCGTTGTCTAAAAATCCGCCTAATACTTGTATTCCTCTGTTGACACTAGTGTTCGTTGCGGCTTCTTGCCCTTGCCAATAAATAGAAGTCCTAGCGGCAACTTGTGGCGAACCGAATGTAATTGGCATTACCGACAACACTCCGCCAAAATCGCCCAGTTGGAATAAAGTAGAATTAGAACCGCCGCCAGTAGCGGTACCTGCTGCTTGAGTTGCGCCAATTACACCGAAATAATATCCCGTTGAAGTGTCTGTACTTGCAGCCCTTAGCCGAATATACAAACCAATTTCATTCGTAGCGCTTGACGCTGCCGAAAACAAACAAAAATAATGGGTGTAACTACTTGTAAAAACGTTGTCCACATTGACAGCAGCAGCGGCCGAAAAAGATGTTTCTGCTTTAACACACACAAGACCGGGAGTTACTCCGACGGTGATCCAGCTTGAGCCGGAATAGACGAGAGTTTGGTCGGTATCTAAGAGATAAGCGTATTCGCCCTCGACTAGCGTTCTCTCGCCGCTTCCGCCGTATGCGGCGTCTCTCGCGGCGGCGTTGCTGTAAACGTGAATCCCACAGTTAACGGCGTTAAGCGCCGTCGCGGTGAGGACGTTCCCATCGGAGAAGTTAGTAACACTCGTTACGGCTGGCATATCTTTATCCTATGTTAGTACGGGCTGAAGATCTTGTATACCTAAGAGACCAAAAACGGCGTCTCCGAGTATGAAAGTATAAACGACTTCCGTCGGCGAAGTGTAGATCCGGACGGTATGTCCTCGAGCGGTTTCGATCGTATGTTCGATCCCTTCGATGGCGAGCTCTTCGGTTATTGCCGCCGGCGTCCCAGTCGTAAAGGTTCGGGTTATGGTGACAGTCTCGCCGATCTCGAGAAACGCGACGTCGTCTTGGTCGTCTTGGTCGGAGATAGCTCCGAAGTAAGCGGTTAAGCCGGTAAATCGTGGCTCGGGATCGGGGTTAAGAAGATACGTCGCTAGGGTCGCGGCTTGCGCGTCAGTCGATACGAGGTTATTAGTGTCGTCGTACTCTTGGATAAAGTACGTCGAGATCGAAGTCGGATCGGTGGCAGTCTGTACGGTTCCGCCGGTGCGCGTAATCGCGGTCGAGTTTACGACGATATCCGAGTCGTACGATATGTCGACTTTCGTATATCGGACGCCTACGCCGACGTCGTCGAACGCTACAGCCGGAGCCGATAACGTCGGCCCGATACGGTTCTCGAAGACGAGATCATTATCCGCGGCTCGCATAAATAGCCGGCCTTGTTCCGCTTTTAACGCGACGCTTTGGAGATAGGCGAGAGTATTCGTTCCGGCGGAGATCGCATACGCGCCAAGAGTCGTTACAGGGCTCGCGGTGAGGTCACGGTTAACGCCGAAGCCGACCTCGGGTCGGTTAAGAATCGTTGTTATTCGATCGGTCGAGGTTTCTACGCTCGGGGTAAACGCGGAAAGCGTCGTCTGGGCGAGAAGATAGAGGTCGTCGTATCCGGAGACGGTCGCGTAGTTTTGTTCGCCGTATTCGTAGTCGTATCCAGCTACTCGGCCCTGAAAGATATACGTTCCGTTACGAGATACGCGTATCTGGCGGAGCGGTGAAAGGCCGGGCATATCTGCCGAGACATTAAAGAACGCGGAGTCTTCGTTATAGGGGTCGAGGTCGCGGTCTACGTTGTCTCGAAGCTGTACGGAGATCGTTCCGGCTGGGAATTGGTCTATCGAACGGCGACGACCGCGGAAGATCCGAAGCGACATAGTTAGATCGGAGACGTCCGTAAAAGTTGTCGTACCGGTTAAGACGTACTCCGTCGATCCAAGAACTCCGCGCTCGGCGTCTCCGAGAGTGAACGCGTCCTCGATCTCTCCGGTATCTAGCTCTACGGTGTAGACGCCGCCAGTAACTAAGGTCGATCCCATTAGTTCGTAATCGAGATATCTATCGGCCCGGTGCGGCGATTATACGAACGAAGCGCGTCGACGATAACGCCGCCGAGACGAGCGTCGGCGACTGCCGCGTTTATGTTTATTTGGTACGTATCGCCTCCGCCCATCGAGCCGGCACGATCGAGGGGGACTACTAACTCTGGCCCGGCCTCGCCAATGAGCGCGACGGTCGGACGCGTTACGAGGCCGCCTTCGGCGAGTGCTGGGATCGCATAGCCGGAAGTCTGGAAGTTAAACGCGACGTCTACGTAGAATTGCTCTTTTAGTCTTTGGAGTTGCTTCGCGTTAAGTTTCTGGGAGGTGAGCTTTATCGTGTAAGACTTTAAGGTTTCTTCGACGCCGGCGAGAAGCTCGGTCGCGGCGTTTACGCCTTCTTGCTTAAATTGTTTTGCGGCGGCCTGTCCGGCGGCTTTTGCGGCGGCTTCGAGATCTTGTCCGAGTTTGTTTGCTAGTAGGACGTTTTCGTTTGCTTTGAGTAGTTCGTCGGCGATCGCGGTTCCGGTTTGTGCGCCGGCGTCTATGACTTGTTGGAGGGCTGGCCCGGTGAGTCCAGCGGCGACGAGCTGTTGGATTCGTTCCGCGAAGACTTGTCCGCGTGTCGCTTGTTTACGGAGTTCGTCGAGGAACTTTGTTCCGCCTTCTTTAGCGTCGTCGTAGGCCGCGCCGTAGTCGAGTTTATTTAGCGAGTCGGCGATACCGGCGGCGTAGTCGTCGAAGGCTTTCTTTGCGGAGTCGAGTTCGCTTTGCGCGGCTTCGAGTGCTTTCGGGAGCATTTCGCCGAGTTCTTTTCGGAGTGCGGCGGCTCGTTTTTCGGCGTCGGTTAATCCTTTACTACCGGTCGCTCCGGAGAAGTCGTTTACTGCGCCGGCGGTAGTTTCGAGTTCGACGCCTAACGAGCGAGCGAGGTCGGAGAGTCGGTTCGTTTCGGCTCCGAGTGCGGCTTCTTTTTGTCGAGCTATGTCGAAGTCTGTTTGTAGGTTTCGGATTATGCCTTGTTGGAGCTCGAACGCGATACGGGCGTCGTCGGCGGCTTTCTTTGTTTCGCCGGGACTTGCGACTCGTAGTTCGGTTCCGGCGACGGTGTTTATTACGCCGAGGACGAGGTTCGCGGCGAGTCCGATAAGGCTTAAAGACTGGGTCGCTTTGTTAGCCATATCGGCGAACGAAGCCGAAACGGATAGACCGAAGAGCTTTACGTATGCGCCAGTAATACCCATATTCGAGACGAACGCGTCGAGGGATCCTTTAATACCTTTCTTTCCGAACGCGTCGATCGCGGCTTGTACGGCGTTAGGGAACTTCGCCATCGAGTCCTGGAAGTAATCATTTTCGAGGATCGCGTAACCGATCGACTCGACCGCTTCACCTATAACGATTCGTAGTCGGCTCATCTGTCCCGAGAACGTGTTAGCCGCGACCGTCGACGCTCCTCCGAATTGTTTCGCGAGCACTTCTTGAGCGGCGGCGAAGTCTTTCGTCTTGATAATGTTCTCGTCTAACGGAATACCGAGCTTCGTAAACGCTCCGAGGTTCCCGTTCGTGGCCTTAGCAAGCGCTAAAGAGATTCCTTCGAGAGACTTCCCAGAGCCGGCAGAGATATCGAGTCCAAGTTGGAGTAGTTCTTGCGCTTGCGTAAGATCGCCAGTCGCGCGAGTAAGTGTCGCTAGAGCCGGACGAAGCTCGTCGTCGGCGATTCCGGTCGCTCTTTGTGTAACGTCGACGAATTGCTCCATCGCGAGAATCTGGGCGCTCGTCGCGTCGGTCGTTTTGCGTAATTGGTCGGCGAGTAACGCTTGCGCTTTTTGATCTTCCGCGGCGGCCTTAACGGCGGCTCCGAGTCCAGCTACAGCGCCGGCTCCAATAGCGGCGAACCCGAGAGCTAGTTTTTTAGCGTTATCGGAAACGGCTTTACCGAACTTGGCAAGATCGGAGTCGGCTCCTTGTAACGATTTACGGAGCGGCCCGGCGTTGCCGGCGACGGTGACGGTTATCGGTTTAGCCATTAGTAAGATCGTACTTTCTTCCGAGTTCGTCGATCGCGTTATTGTAGACCGATATTACTTCTCCGATTCGTTGGTCGAGTGCTTCATAGATAAACGGTTGAGGCTTGATAAGTCTGGAAGGCCAGCCGAAGTGAATCGGGCCGGCATACTCGACTTTGGCGTTACCGACTCGAACTTTGCCAGACTTGTTAGTAGCAAGCGGTCGCATAGTCGACTTGAGAGTTCCCGTTAAGACTGGGATCGTATAGTTTGCGGCTTCGATAACGACTTTCGCGGCGGCAAGGTTCGCCGGCTTAAAGGCCGTCTTCGTTTCGTCGCCGTATTGTTTTAGAGCTTTTCGTACTTCTTTTAGGCCGGTTAACTTGAGCGTCGTCGTCGCGTCTTTACTTACCCGGTATCCGTATTTACCGGAACCTCCGCGAAGAAACTCGGGGGACGCTTCGTCGAGCTCTGGGATTCGGAACTCGATCGCCATTATTTAACCCTCCGTCGAGATCTTTCCGCACGTTTTACGAGTTGATAATAGAGCTCGTCTAAGAAGATCGGCGGCGTATCGAGTAGATCGCGGATCGACTGTCCAGTCTCGAGGCTCATAAGAACGAGCGTCTCGACGATCCCGTCTACTCTTCGGCTTTTGGGAACTCTACGCTTACGTGAGCGAGTTCTTTTTTATAGTTCTCGTACGTCTTAACGACTGCTCCGGAGTCTTTTTCGGCGAGCCAAGCGAGATAGTAAAGGTTCGACATTCTCGAATTAGCTTCGGAGAACGCGGAGACGAGTCCCATCTTTACGTATTCCTCGAAGTCGGATATCGCCGTCGGATAGACGTCGTAGGTGTTTGTAGATCCGTCGCGTTTCTCGACGGTGACGCGGATCCGAAACATTACGCGCCGGTAGTTACTTCGCTATAAGTGCCGCCGACCCACTCGCACGTAATCGTACTAAGCTCTCCAGCCGACGCGTTGTAGACATCGATACCGGGGAGGAATGCCCCGGTTAGAACTTGCGTCGGATTCGTCGCCGAAGCGCTTCCGGTTGCCGGCTTAATCGAGATCGTCGTCGTCGTGCCGATGAGGCTCTTTAACGTGGCGTAAGGCTCCGAGCTTGCGTAGCTCATCATAAAAGTTATGGAGCAAGAGTTGTTCTCGAGCCCTTGTCCGAACGTGTGCGCCGAACTTGCGATCGTGTCAGTAACGAGAGCGTCGACTTCGTATCGAAGGGTCGCGCTCTGGACTTGATCGGATAAGTCGACCGAGTTTACGGTTACGACAGAGGTACGGGGAACGAATATCGCGGTAGGCATTAGTTTAGACCTTTCGGGTTTTCTTCTTCTTCTTCGGAAACTTTAGCGCTTTTAGGTGCTTTAGTGGTGGACGGTTTTATATGTCCAGCGGCAAGAAGAGAGACGACATTTACGCCGTCCTCGAGAAGCTGGAGATCGGTAACTATTGAGCCTTGCTCGTAGTTCGGCAGTCTGCCGGAGACGATTTCGTATTTGTTCATTATCCGTAGAGCTCCATCTGGAAACGGTACGCGAGCATTTCCACTCCGCTAACTGTAGCCGATAACGGGTTCGCCGACTGTAATATCGAGCCGGCAAGACTGCCGCCGAACGTGGGATCGTTTTGTAGTGCGGTACGGATAGAGCCGGCTCCGGTTCCGGCGAGGTAGGCGTCGAGTTTGTCTTGGGCGCTTCGTTCGTTCATTCGGCCTACGATTACGGAGATATCTATCGAGGCTTGATCGAGGGACGCTTTCGGTAGTACGAGATCCCAGTTAAACGAGAGCTGTCCTACGATCGCGCCGGGAGGGACTAGAGAGTCTGGGATCGTGTCGTAACAGCGGAGATTCGGGACACTTTGTAGAGCCGTTTTTATTGCGTCTCGTACGGTAGACGGTGTCATTATGCGAGGATCTCTCGACGATAAGCGCGAACGATCGAGCCGATATCGCGGCCTAATGGCCCCATTCGTACGACGCCAAGTTCGGATAATCCGACGACTCCGCCGATCGACTGCGCTCGTTTTACGTAGTCCGATGTAAGAATTAAACAAGCCTCGACGATGTCGTCCGGCGGTATGCCTTCGTACCAACCCCAGCGAGCGGTAACTTCGACGCCGGGCCGTAGGTTTATTGGTGACGGGAAGAGCGTCGTTCCGACCATTGTTACCACGTAGAACGGTCTCGACTTTTGCGGTGAGGTTAACGGGTCGAGAATGTAGTCGGAGCCTTGCGTAAGTGTTGTCTCGAAGCTTCCGTCGCCGCCGGTATCTAGTTTTACGATTACGCCAGTCGCGGAAGATATGTCGTCGACGATGAGACGATAGAAGTCGGTCGCGCGATATTTGCGAGCGGTTAAGTTTGTGTCCGCATAGAAACGACGGTTTGCCATTTTGTCGATGGATCGAGAAGCGGCTTCGATACCTTGTTCGATGACGAGCGTCTCGTTCGCGGTGATCGTATCCATACCGACGTAAGCTTGGAACGCGGCGACCGTTGTATATCCGTTCGTGACTGCCACGTTTTACCGCTTTCTAGTAGGCGCTTTTTTTGCTGGACTTTTCTTTACTTGTTTCGGAGCGACGGGTTCCGTTTTTGCGATGGTGTCAAGCCGATCCGGTACGGGAGAACCGCCGTCCGTCGAGAGAGGGTTCGAGCCGAACCGGCTTAACTCTTGGCGAACTTGGTTCGCGCGATCAGTAAGGCCACGCGCGACAAGACTAGCTAGTTCTTGTTCGAGGGCTTTTAGATAGTTTTGGTTCATAGTTCCGAGTCCTAGTCCGGATCGTCTCAAGGAAGAACGATCCGAACTAGGTAGCTAGGCAACGATTAGAAGGTCGGAGTTACGAGACCGGTTCCGCCGATGATCGCTCCCGACAATGGGTAACGCTGGGCGGTGAACGCCGAGAAGCCGAAGAGAACGATTCGGATCGCGACTTTTCCGTCCGGTTGCTCGAACCGTACATAAGTTGGCATACCCGGAGCTTCCCACAAGTGCATCTCGTCGGCGGCGACGATGTAGATAAGGTCTTCGTTTGCGCCGGCTCCGTTCGTGGTAGTGACGTTTGCGTCGGTGATGATCGGGAGACCCAGCATTGAGTATTGACCCGAAGAGCCATAACCGAGGCCGGAGAACGTGCCTTGCGCGTTCATTGGGCCATTGGCATTAGGTACGACGAGAGGACGTCCGGTCGAGTCTACTGCGGCGAGCAAGAAGCCAAGTCGGCGCGGGTGCATAATGATATGCGTCGGGCCGGCGAAGTAGTTCGACTGAATCCTCTGGATACCGTCTACAAGTTTTGGATACAGCTCGGCGGCGGTTGGGCTCGCGTCGGTGTAAGTAATTACTTGCGTGTAGGCGGTAGTCATACCGGTAGGCGTTCCGCTTGAGCCGGAACCGTTAAGGATTCCGTCGTCTAGCTTCGTGTGATACGCGCGAATAAGATCGGCGAGTAC